GACGTATCGATCTCTCCCCAAATTAAAAACTGACCTAAAGCAAAGGTTGAACTAACACCAACAGGCGTTACATTTGCAGCAGCATTCGTTGTCACATCGCCCAAAGATGACGTAACACCTAAACCAGTAAGTTCGACAACAGCGTTGTGGAAAACAGTGACAGAGCCAAGACCAGAAGTAGTCGCTAAGCCTGTAGGCGAAACATTCGCAGCCGCATTTACAGACAGCGTGCCTAAACCAGAAGTGGTTGCTAGGCCAGTAGGGGTGACATTGGCCAAAGCCGTAACAGTTAACGAGCCAATGCCGGATGTAGTGGCAAGGCCAGTAACGGAAACATTATTGTCGCATTGCAGGCTTACTGTGCCAAGACCAGAGGTTATAGCTTGACCAGTCGGCTCAACGGGTAGAGCAGTACCCCAAGCACCTTCGTTCCATGTGCCTCTGCCCCATCCGTTAATGTTAGCCATTAAAGATCCGCCTTCGCACTTTCAAGTTGCGTTTTGACGTTAGTAAGCTCTTCTCTTACAGGCTGGGTAATGAAGTCCAAAAGCAAGATCGAGTCAAGCTTGACTATAGCAGCTTCAATTTTTTGTTTGCTTGTCATGGCTAGATTCTAACTCATTTAGGTCAAGTTTGAACCCAAACCCTGAAACTTGCGATTCAAGATTTTATCAACTTTGTTAGGAGAAAAATTTTCAAACCCAGCGTGGGTGTTGGCAACCTGCTTGGCAATTCGCCGCACGCCAAGACCGCGCTTCTTACACTGGTGGATTGTCTTAATCACGGCCTGCTCTTCAGGAACCTCAACCAGCTTCTTTCTGGTTTTCATTCGATTGCCATGCTTGAGCTTTTCTTCTTCAAAGCAATAACCAAACGGCGCCGATCCACCAATCGAATATCCACGTTGCGCCCAAGAGATTTTGCCCTCGGCAAACTTCTTTTTGGTGTTCTCAAATTCCATCTCGGCAACCGCAGATAAAACCATCAGCATGATCTGGTTGACCAAGGCGTTCATGTCGTATTTCGAGTTTAGTCCCTTGGCTGCAATCTCCTTGGGGTAAACAATTGGCATATCACCAAACTGCTCACAAAGATAAAAGGTCACGCCGCATTCTTCAAAGTGCGGAATCGTCGCCATCAAATCTTTGCAGCTTCTAGACAGTCGGTCCATTCTGGTTGCAACAATAATGTCGTACTCATCCATCACATCTGTCATTGCTCGACATTGCTCGCGCTCCAGAATCGGAACAGTGCCTGAGACTCCAGAGTCTGCAAACCACCCGTTCACTTCTTTGTTGAATTTCTCTTTAACAAACTCAGAGATCAATTCCTTCTGAGTGTCGATTGAGATTCCGTTCTCAGACTGCTCGATGGTAGACACGCGGCAGTAGCCATAAATGTTGCGGATCTGTTTTTTAGGATTGCTCACTTGATGCCTCCAACAAAACCATACTTGGTCAGCTCGTCATGCAGGCGCTGCCAATCAATGTTGAGTGGCTCTCGTCCCTGCGCGTAATCTCCCAGCAGCAGCTGCCCATCTTTGAGCAACTGCACTGAGCGATAATTTTTTGGCGCACCCTCAAGCTGAATATCAATGTCATGCTTGCGGCAGGTGCGCCGCACGCGATTGTAAAAAACCTTCTTTAGTGCTGCGCTCATTATGCTGCCTCCTCTTTGTAGTAATCCTCAACAAACTGCTTTGCTTCCTTGAGGCTGTAAAACAATTTCACGTTAACAAGAGTTCCTTTCTTGATAAGAGCGTTACCCTCATGAGGCCACTGACCTGCTTTGATGTGAGCCAAGTAGCACTCGCCCATTTTTCCTGATGGGCCTTTAGTCGCCTTAATCCATCCAAGGTTTTTTCCTGACTCCTTGTCGGCATCTTGGATTCCCCAGAAGATGCCTTTGATTTTGTGATATCGAACTTTCATGCTCCGCCCCTTCTGTAACTTTCCAGCCGCCCCTGCCTGCATTCCCAAGCCATCAACCTAACGCTGTGACGGTCAAGTGAATCACCCTCAAGCTCGCAACGGCCATTCTTAATCTGCCAATCAAGACCAGCCAAAACTTCCGCCTCGGTAAAGTCGATTGGATACTGGTCGCTCTTCTTAGATGCCATGCATCGAGCTACAAAAATTTGGGTTTCAACATTGTTCATTCTTTTCTCCGGTTTCGTTAATCAATGTCACCATTATAGGCATTGCGTGTCGATGTGCAAGCGTTTATTTAACATTATGTTCATGTATATAAAGTTGCATCTAGACACGGCATGTGTTAGGCTGTCTGTATATTCACAAAAACGGAGATATGAATATGCAGGTAAGTAAAGAGTCAATGAGCTGGTACGAAAAGACCAACGACTTGTTGACTGCTAACAACATAGCAGTTCGATTTGCTGAGTTCGCTCATGAGGAACCAGTGATTGATTTCAAGATCGCTCAACAAATTCTTAAACGCTGCTGGAAAAAGTATGCAGGCTTCAAGCTTGGTTCGCACGTTAAGATCAAACAAACCTCTGGCAACAGATACACTTGGATTCGCAATGGAGAAATATCGATCAACACCCACAAGGACTGGGGTGAATTCATTCACGATCTTTCTCATCTTATACAAACTCGATCACGGCCTCTCAAAAAATACAAAAGAGGTCGCGCATATCATTGTCCTGAACACGCAATACTTGAATACAAGATTGCGCGGGACGTTCTTGAATTTGTCAGCAAAAAGGAGGCTGCATGAAACTACCTAACAAGATTACGCAAGGCTGGCTCGACAGCAAAGGCTACGAGATTGGATGGATGTATCGCAACCACGGCGGATATCGATTTGTGATTCTGCTCAAGCGCGGACGCAAGTGGGCCAGCTTGGTGGAGCAGGGTCCGATTGGTGGACTCAACAAACGATTCAAGATCAAGATGTCTGAGCTAGACAAGAACTTTCAGCCGCTCAAGATTGTACGCGGCAAAACACGGAGGGTGGCATGAAGGGATATAAGTCATTGGAATCAACTGAAGATTCGACAAAAACTCAAGGCAAGCGTTTGAAGCAGACGTTAAGGACGTTTAGAAAATCTAGCAATAAAAAAACTTTTAAAGAATGCGTGTCTCCTACTTTCCTCAAAATATCCAACATGGATGATCTGACTTGGGAGTCTTACATTGCTTGCGAAAATAAAATCTCAAGAACTACGGGTAGCCATCTAGGACCAAACTACATGTACTCAACAATGATGTTGCATAGTGTCGATCTGAACAGCGATCATTTAAGCGACATCCCCGGACAGCAAGTTTGGAAAGGCGCTGCTCCTTTGCTTAGAAATAATTTGCACACTGCGGTGTGGGATAGTACAGAAATGGAAGATGTAAGCCTCATAAAAGGAAGCAAGCCGCAAGTCAGTAGGGCAACAAAGTTTGGATACTTTGATCATGGAATGAGTGAGCATACAAAAGAGTACCTGTCGTTTGCAGTCGAAGCGAGTGAGCTGACTTGCTCTTTGTCAAAAATGGTAAAAGGAGTACAGCCAGCATTAAGTAAGTTAAGCGGAGGCTCTCGCTCTTACGTTCCGCTTGATTCTGGAAGCCTAGAAAAAGAACAAGAAATAGTTTCATGTATTGAAGGCAATTTCGACAGAAGAGCTTTGGATCAATATTTTTACACGACTGATCGGGTCGTGATTTATCCAGAGTCTGCCGACTTGTTAACAAACATTTTTGAGGCCGACTACCATCTTGATGGTTTCGAGCTAGACGCTTTTTTGAAAGACTTCATACTTATGATGCCGGAGGGTTTTGAAATCAATGGTGTAGACGTTCCCTCTGTTCAGGTTTCGATAGGCTCTAGATATCAAAGAGACATCTCGATGTATGCCTTCGTCAGAGACGTTTTGAAAAACAGGTGCAGAGACTTAGGCGCTGCTGTGTTGTATCAGAAAGTTATCGATGAGTATGAGAGGTGTGCTTTAAATTTTGAAGCAGTAAACGAAATAACAAAAGACATAAGTATTTTTGATATTCAAGAGTGGAATTCAGAACAACAAAAAGAGCTTGAAGTTAAAATCAAAGAAGCTGGATACAGTCTCGATGATGCTATTGATGCGTTAAATCTTACAGACAGTTATTACACCCAAGTAGTAATAAGAGGTGGAGGAGAGTTTGCGTCCTTGGGGATGGACGCTTTCTTGAACGCCGTCAATTCCGACAAAGATCCTGAGTCCGAAAAAGAATTTTTGGAAAACAATAATTCAAACAACGGATATCAAAACCGAGAGTCGGCAGATAGACTTGCTGACATTTGCAAACTAATCTGCTCGGTCTTGGTGTACTGCCAAGCATTAGGCGATGAGGTACTGCACAAGGGCGTACCGTTTAAGAAAGACAATGTCATCAAGCTGTCAAAGAACGCTAACAAGAAGAAAGGTGCAACCTCGATGACGCTGCGAGGCCCGAAAGGATTTTCGTCCAAGAAGGCGCAGAGCCATTACCGTAAGTGGCACTTCAGGACGCTCAAGGACGAGCGCTTCTATCAGAGCGATGAGTGGAAGGACAAGCCAAGAGGCAGTCGCGTGGTATTCGTTAGAGACTCTGTGGTCAACCGAGATGTTAGCCCACATGTTCTAACTGACGGCACAAACGTGGAGGACAAGGTTATGACTGCCGAAATGCAAAGATGACGATATTTATCTTCGTTATGATTTGCTTGTCTTTAGTCTTGATACAGTTTGCTGCTCTGGATTACTTGTGGAACCACCGCAACGATTGAGCTTCAAACTGTGGGTGAGTATCGAGCTGACTAGTTTGTCTGGATGCCTACACTTGTGGCATCCTTTGCTCATAGTCCGCCGCCAATCCTTTGTAGGCTAGGACCAGACGGTTTGTAGTCCGGGTGGTGTTGGCCTTGCATGAAGACGTTACCAGTCGCCTTGTCAACCAGCTGATAATAGTTTTGTCCGTAAGGTCCGCTGACATTGCGTTGCTCAAACGGCAAACTCTCGATAACATCTCTTTCAACACCAGCAGCTATGCCAGCCGCATCTGGAGCCTGTATGCTCATGCCAAAGCCATATGAGTCCATATCCATTCCGGGTCCAATAGGACCAGCAGTTTCAAGATACTGTTGCCTTGAGAATCGCTCCATGGGAGTCATCTGGCTGAAGCCAGTTGCACCCCGCCCTTGGCCTCCCCTTAAAAGTCCCAAGCCTAGAATGCCGCCTCTGCCTGTGCCTTGGCCTCGTCGTCGTCCCATGATCCCAAATCCAAGCGGCCCTCCTCTGCCTCTGCGTTGCCCACCAGCAAATTGTCCTGCCATCGCCATTGGGTTTGTCATGTTGGCAAGAGTTTCTTGCATGTCGGTCATGCGATTAATAGGACGCGCTATACGGTTTAAAAAATTACCTAAGCGTCTTCCGCCGGGAAGGCGTTGTCCAAACTGACCCAGCCTTGTAAATCCTCTGGTGAATAAGTTTTGCATTCTGGGACCAGCAAACGGTATAGATCCGATCCCGGTTCTGTTGGCTAACATTCTGCCAAACATTTGTGGCGCTTGGCCGTAGATAGGCCCACGGTATCCGGGTCTGTAAGGCACTGGAGCTTGTCTAAATCGATCAACCATATTTATCCACCAGCATCTTGAGCGTGTTCTTTTTTGAAGGTAAAACCGCTTCCAAATCCTCCGCTGCTTGCGGCACTGCCTCCAAATCCACCACCACCGCCTAGTGATGATATTCTTGCGTAAGGGATGTTGGAAGCAAAGCCACTTGTGCCTATGATTGAGCCTCTCGGCGCTCTGGCAAAAGAGTATTCAACAGCAGGCTCAGAGGGAGTGTCAAAAATATCAAAATCACCTGACTCAATTGTGCCAGTATAGTTCGGTACGTTTCTGGTCGAGGAATCTTGCCTGCCTGTTACAACGTCTTCGCCAATTTTTGGTGTATAACTTGAAGCAAAAGCGCCACTTCCTAAAATGCTGGGAGAGCCTCCATACTGTTGTCTTGCAACCTGCCTTGGAGTTCCTCGACCACCTAACAAACCAAAGCCTAGCAGGCCTCCTTTTCCTCTGAGGCCAAATATACCTTTACCGCCTTGCTGGCTTCCGCCACTAAACAATCTGCCTATGCCGCTGGTCATTACGTTCTGAGGGTTCATTCGATCTTGGAACGCAGTGACCCTGTTAACAGGTCTTGCGATGCGGTTTAAAAAATTGCCTATCTGCCTACCGCCGGGAAGACGCTGGCCAAACTGACCTAACCTACTAAATCCTCTAGTGAATAAGTTGGTTGCAGGCCTTCCAATAAAAGGCAATGCACCTATCCCAGTCCTGTTAGCAAACATTCTGCCAAACATCTGAGGGGCTTGACCGTAATTGAAACTAGGATCTATAGGTCCTCGATATCCGCGTCTGTAAGGAACAGGCACTCCACCAAATCGCATGTTTTGCACTTTCACTGGACCTCCTTCTGCTTTTGATATGTTAGCAGAACCTCTGTCTTTTGGATCTCCTTTTGCGTATTTAGAGCGGATGTTCTTGGGGTCTAAAATTAAAAACTGATTGCCACGCTCTCCTCTGGCTTTTGCTTCGGACGGCATATCAAATGTTGTGCCTCTGATTTCTACAGAGTCGTAGCCCTGCTCTATTAATTTTTGCCTTGCTTCTTCAGGAACAAATCCTTCCTGATAGAACTTTTTAGCTTGAGCTGGGTCTAGCCCAATATAAATCATAAATTGAACAAAGGGATCAGCATTTGTTCTGGCTTTTTCTGCTGCCTCAAACTTTGTAAGTAGGCTTTTGTATTCATCGGTAAGACTACCATCCGCATTTTCCATAAGCGCTGGGTTAAAATTGTTCACCGCGTCAGCTGCTTTTTGGTACGCTTCGTCTATGCTCTTGTCAAACGAAAACACCAAGGGGTTTTGTCTTCTGGTATAAACTGGCAAGACATTTGGAGAACCAACGCCTTCTCTAGCTGTGGCAAACCTACTAGCCATTTCTGGAGAGTCAGAAAACCAAG